CAAACTAACCCCCCTATGTATCTTGTATAGTATTATTATTATAGGAAGGACGAGTCGCCGTTGTCATGGGAAGAGGTAGGACGAATAGATCGGAATACGACAAAGGCCCCTTTGTGAACATCACAGCAAGGGTTTCATTGGGTGCCTGGTCGATGATTGAAAGATATGCAAATGGGAATTGTGGGGGCAATCGTAGTGTAGCGATTGAACGTATGATCAGAGAATGCGAAAGGAATTGGCAGGAATGGCGAAAGAAGGATGCAGAAGAACGTGGATATCCCATTGAGGAGGGTGCTTGAATGACCATTTGTCGAGATTGGGATTACATCAAGTTAGGCCCATGCAATGCAATGATGATTTTCTCTCTTGAGAAAAGAACCTGGTATTGCCCAGACTGTGGGAATTGTGTACGCGTACCCAGGGAACAGCAATCCCTGAACGAATACGCACGAAAGTCCTAGACTTTAGCCCCTACTCCCCACCCATATTGTTCATTGGCTTTATCGAACCAAGGGTCATTAGTTCCCCATGCAGGTTTGTGGGCAGCATCCGTAACTCGTCGATGGTAAAAAGCAGTTTCATCCAATCCCCCTTCCCATTTATGTAATGGGTCAATTACAGTTAGAATAGTTCCAGTGAGGAAAAACCCAACTAATCCCGCCACACCATATCCAGCTAGATATGGGATTCCTAAAGTCCTAGACCACGCAGACGCTTCAGCGAAGTTCTTTGGGTCGGCTACTCCTGCCATACCATAATATCCCCAAGCACTGAGAAATTGGCGTGCCATCGGGATGTCAGGATCAGGCGGACTGATATCACCGCTTCCATATCTCCATCGTGCTTGAAGGAAATCAGGCATGCGTTGTGTAATTTGGAGTAATGGGGAAACTGGTGAGGACATCACTGAGGATTTGACACCCGGTAGATACCCACCCATGAGAGAAGCTTCGAACTCTTCCTTCTTCTTCTTCTTAGCCATCATCCCACAATCTCATCTTGAAGGACATAGGATCGGCGTAGACGTTCCATGTAAACTAGGTCTTTCTCTTCAGTGGTCATTGCCTGCACTACTAGGTTGACTGGATAAATGGTAATGGCATCGCCGGGGTTCGGATTCCCTAGAGTATAGACTCGAGTCCAATGAAGTTTATCCATGGCCGTAGGATTCCCTGAACCCCAAGTTTCTCCGCTAATCTGAACGAAGGTGTTGGTGATAGTAGCGTTGATTCCATATTGCATGCGCTCCCCATAGATCACTTCCATTAGATCTACTGTCGATGGTGCGTAGCCAGGAGTATTTGAGAAAGCGATAGAAGTTAATTCGGCATTAGTGAGACGGCGTGTACTGAGTATATCAAACTCCCATAGTATATCGAATGCTCCTCCCATCTTCAAAGGAATGACTGATTTCTGAATGTCCACCCCTTGTACGAATGTCGTTAATTCTTGTTGTGTCCATCCTTGTAGATCTATGTAGGTTCTGAATGCAAGTGTTTTATCTTCAATTGCTTCCCAACCGGGCCCCGTATTTGTTGACGCATCTACTGACGGTCCCATAGTGAATAAGGTGCTACCAGCCTGCTTGTAGAGTTGATGTGCTTTCGGGTCACCCATGATTTATTTCCTCCTTGCTAGTTTGTGAGCCTTCTTTGCTAGAGCAGCAAAGGAAGTACGCGGATGCTTTTTCTTCAGACGCTTGTACGCAGCTGCGTACCGCTTGTTGTACGCGCTTGCCTTGCGCTTGACTACCTTGCGTACCTTCTTGTCGAGAGGTTTACCCACTGCATCGCCAATAGCCGCGGCTGTCTCGTAGGGAGTACCTGCTGCCTCTAGAACCGCCCGTATGGCTAGACAGGTTGGACAGACCATCTGGTCCGCCTCAGTTGTCGCTTGCCGTACTCTGGATCGCAATCGCCATCCAGTCCTTAGTTGAGAGTTTGACTATCCGGCAGCGGATTCGAACAGTTGCTCGCCATTGGGTAGCAGCAACGGGGGCTGTTGATGCGTCCATGTTGAAGTAGAGTTGGTCATTAACCACCATCCTCGCTTCATCCAACTTGCCGAAGTTATCGGGGAAGAGATCGGGGCCAATGCTCGAAGAGTTGTTGCTGTCATCAAAGAAGAGGACCGCCGAAGCGATGAGGGAGTTTTCATCAGCCGAGACAATCGAAGTTCCCGGGTTCAAGTCGGTGAGTTGGAAATCCCAAGTGGTGTCACCAGACGCAGCACCCTGAAGTGCGGTGTTGTAGACATCATTTGTCACATCATAAGCCTGTAGAATGAAGTCTACTGATTCGATGGCTAGGGCTTGCTGATCGCCTACATCGACGTACGCGCCTAAATCAATCGTTCCTTGGGTATTGCCTGCAGCTGCAGTCGCCCCATTAATCCGTTCCACCAAGGTAAAAGTGCTTGTCTTACTCGTTGCCATATCACTTTCTGTTCACTTTCAGCCCTTAAACCTTACTTTCCCTTCATCTTCTTGTAATCTCACGCTCATCCCACTGTAGAGGCGCACACCCGTTGCTCCTTCGGACGGGCAACGTGCCTTGAGCGTAGCGAAACTAGCCATTCCCCTTCAAACTAACCCCCCTATGTATCTTGTATAGTATTATTATTATAGGAAGGACGAGTCGCCGTTGTCATGGGAAGAGGTAGGACGAATAGATCGGAATACGACAAAGGCCCCTTTGTGAACATCACAGCAAGGGTTTCATTGGGTG